GTACAGGAAGAGGTTTGGTCGCCAACCTTCGTGGGGGATGTGGTTGAGGGGGTTTTTCGGCCTATGGCCGAGGGGCCGCTCCGAGTCTGGTCGCCTCCCATGGAGGGAGAACGCTATTCGATCGGAGTGGACGTCGCCGAGGGCTTGGAGAACGGCGACTACAGTTGCGCACAAGTTGTCGATTCCAATGGCAGGCAGGTTGCCTGCTGGCACGGACACGTTGATCCGTGGGAATATGGTGACATCTTGAAATCGTTAGGATACTATTATAAAAAGGCGTGGCTCTTGGTTGAGAGAAACAACCATGGGTTGACCACTCTGCGTAGATTACAGGATTTGGGCTATCCAAATCTATATGTCGAACAGACGGTCGATCACGCTTATGGGGACAAGATGACCCGGAAGGCGGGGTGGCTTACGACGAGTAAGACCAAGCCGCTGATCATCGACAACCTCGCTGCCCTGATTCGTCAGGGTGAGGCAGGGGTCGCTGATAAGGAATTGCTGGAAGAGTTGAGGACGTACGTCATTGACGCACGGGGCAAGACGAATGCGGCGCATGGGTGCTTTGACGACAGGGTCGTAGCTTATGCAATAGCAATATTCGGGTTGAACTCCATGCCGCGTCGAGAACGAACGTGGTCTACTAGGCCAGAAATTGCTGACTCAATTGCGGGTTACTAATGAATAGAGAAGACGAATATCCAGAGCCGGGCGATCTCGTAGTCGAGAACGGCATGTCTTCGCCGACTGATTCACAGTCCGCTGTATTCAATGACCTTGGTTCCCGGCTCCGGGGTCAGTTCGAGACTTGGAAAGATTCCCGCCAGCGCATAGAAGACGAGTGGCTCGTTGACCTTCGCCAGTTCCTTGGCATTTACGAGCCTGACATTTTGGCGCGTCTCCCGCCCGGGCGTTCGCGAGTATATGTTGGCCTTACCAGAACTAAGGTCATGGCCGCTTACTCCCGTATCGTCGACTTGCTCTTCCAACCGGGAGAGTATTTTTATTCCATCAACCCTACGCCGATTCCCACGATCCCCGGCTTGGAAACCAAGCTCATGGTCGAGGCGGCGAAGGAGATGAAAATGATGACGGGTCTTGACCCGTCACAGGCTCAAGATTTGATCCGGGAACGCACCGAAGAGATCAAGGAGTACATCAAGAAGGAAGCCGGGGAACGCGCTGAGAAGATGACCGAGGTCATCCATGATCAGACGTCCGAGGCCAATCTCGAGATGAAGCTCAAAGAGACCATCATGGAGATGTGCATCTTTGGGACTGGGGCGATCAAGGCCGGGACGTTGCGAGTGGAGCGGTCTGGTCACTGGCGTCACAACGGCGACCAGCACGTACTGATTTACGAAGAGCGGATTCTGCCGGAGATTGAAAGCGTCTCCGTGTTCGACCTTTACCCCGACCCGTTTGCCACCTCGATGCAGGACTCGACTGGCGTTTACCGCCGTCACGTTCTCACGAAGTCGCAGCTTGCGGAGCTTAAAGCATCGCCGGGATTTGACGATCAAGCGATCGACTACATCATGACGAACTTCCGCCATGGCAACCACCAAGAGTTGCAGCATGAGCGGGATCGTCGCAGCCTGAGCAATGTTAACGAGTACTCGGAGTCGAATCGATACGAGGTACTCGAATTTTGGGGTGACATCGTCGGCGCGGATCTCCGCGATGTCGGAGTTGATATCCCTGATGATGATCTCAACTCTATCTTCTCGGCCAATGTTTGGCTCTGCTCAGACCGCGTTCTAAAGGCGCAGATCAACCCACTTCCCGGGGCGGAGATTCCTTACAAACTGGCTCCGTACGAGAAGACCCCACACCAGTTCTGGGGCGTCGGCGTACCGCGCCAGATGCGAGACAGTCAGGTGACGATGAATGCGGCAACCCGCATCTTCATCGACAACATGGCAATTTCCTCTGGCCCCCTCGTTGAAGTCAACACGGATCTGATTGCGGCTGGCGAAGACCCGACCCAGATCTACCCGTGGCGAATCTTCCTGCGCGAGGGCGGCGATGCTGCCATGCCGATGGTTCGCTTCTACCAGCCCGAGAGTAATGCAAATGCATTGGGTGGGGTCATCGAGTTGTTCCGTCGGTTCGCCGATGAGACCACCTCGCTCCCCTCCTATACGCATGGCTCTACCTCTGGCGGCATGAACAAGACTGCCACTGGCATGTCTATGCTCATGGGTGCGGCCAGCATCTCGCTGAAGTCGGTCATCAAGAACATCGATGACTTCCTGCTGGCGCCGATGGTTCGTGCGTTGTACGATTGGAACATGGCGTGGAACTCTGATGAGAGCATCAAGGGTGACATGCGGATTATTGCGCGTGGATCGACTGCGCTTATCCAGAAGGAAGTGCAGTCGCAGCGGCTGTTGCAGTTCATGTCGCTCGTCGCAAACCCTGCGATGGGGCAGATGGTGAACTTCGAGGCGCTTATCAAGGATATCGCCAAGTCGCTCGATATCGACGCGGACAGAATTCTCAAGGAAATGCCGGAGCTGGGAGAAATGAATGGGCTTGAAGCTGACGAAGGATCAGGCGAGGGCGTTGCTGGAGCTGTCCAGCCACCCTCAGTGGACGGTCTTGTCCAGCCTACTCCGCCTACGCCTCGCCCAATGCCACAAGGCTCTGGAAACAACGGACAACTACCGCTTTGAACAGGGTAGGGTCGTTGAGTTACGCGCATTACTTGAGTTAGAGGATTCGGCGAAAGCCGTACTGGAGGCAGCGCATCGGGGAACGACACGCGCTGCTGAACTTTGATCCGATACGCCTAAAAGGCCCGGAGTTATAAATGGCAAGTAGGAATGATCCAGCGAAGCTGGAAGCTGAAGCAAACGCTCTTGTTGAACAGTACAAGAAGGCACAGGAGGAATCCCTGAAGGCTAACGCCCAAGAGGACACTCCACCGCAACCTGAGCCGGAAGAGGTTCAAGAAGAGACTCCCCCTGAAGAGCCGCAGGAGACGGAGGCTGAGGTTAAGGCCAAGTCGGACGAGGATGATGGTGCGTCCAAGCCCGACGATAACTGGAAGGCGCAGCTTGCCAAAGCGGAAGACCGCTACAAAAACGCGCAGTCCAGAATGACGAAGGCGATCGAGGAAGCCAAGGCCGCTAAACAAACTAGCGAAACCCTTGCCAATCGAATTGCCCTGCTTGAGCAAGAACTGGCTCAGAAGCAGGAAGTGCAAGGCCCAGATCCTGAGATAGAAGCATTGGAACGCGACTATCCGGATATCGCCAAGCCGCTTCTTAAACAGCTTCAGAAGCTTCAGTCAGATCTCAAGCAGACGGCGCAGCTTTATCGGAAGTCTGAGGAAGAGAGAACTTTGGAACTCCATGTCTCTGCTGTGAAGGCGAAGCATCCCGATTTCGCCGATATCGCGGGAGACGACGGGTTCCAGACATGGCTCGACGGACAGACCGGAACTTGGAAACGGATTGCCAAGAACGGTACTGCCGAGGAAGTTATCGAGCTTCTCGACCGATTTAAGAGCGTCACGAATTCTGCACCGAAGGTGGACGTAGTGTCCGAGGCAAAGAAATTGGCAGAGCCAAAATTGCCGAAGGCGCGAAATCCGAATGTCGGCAACAAGCGAGTCTGGACTCGCGCAGAGATTCAGGGTTTGAACCGCCGTGATTACGAGCGGCTTGAGTCCGAGATCGACAAGGCGTGGGCCGAGGGTCGTGTACGCTGACAAGCAGTACAACTCTTTTCTAAAGGTATTTTGAAATGGCTATGAACTTTACGGTCGCCAATGGCGGCTGGGTTGCGAACAACGCGGCTGGCTTCGTCCCTGATATCTTCTCGAAGAAGCTTCAGGCGAAGTTCTACGCGGCGTCTGTTCTTGAGCAGGTGACGAACAACGACTACGAGGGTGAGATCTCGGGTCAGGGTTCGAAGGTTGTGATCCGTACGGTTCCGGCGATCACCGTCGCGAACTACACCGGCACGATCTCGTATCAGGACGTGACGACCTCGACCATCGAGTTGCTCGTTGACAAGGCCAAGTCGTACGCCTTCAAGGTGGACGATGTGCTGAAGGCCGAAAGCGACATCGCTTTCTGGGACGAGGCTGCCCGTGACGCTTCCGAGCAGATGCGCATTGCTGTCGAGACGGACGTTCTCGGTAACATCGTGTCTGGCGTGGCGTCTGGCAACTCGGTGGACGTGACCACGACCCCGACCGCGTCGAACATCCTCGACCCGATCCTTGAGGCTGCCCGTATCCTCGACGAAGACAACATCCCGGATAGCGATCGCTTCCTCGTTGTCTCGCCGAAGGTGATCGAGCTTCTCAAGAAGTCGGATCTGAAGTTCGCGTACCTCACTGGTGACTCGGCTTCGCCGCTGCGCAACGGCAAGGTTGGCATGATCGACCGCTTCACGGTCTATCAGTCGAACCTCCTCGCCGCTGGTTCGGGCGGTGACGCTGGCAAGCGCCTCTGCTTGGCTGGTCACAAGAAGTTCGCTTGCTTCGCTTCGCAGTTCACCAACACTGAGACGGTTCGCCTTGAGTCGTCCTTCGGTGATGGCGTTCGCGGCCTGAAGGTCTATGGCTACAAGGTTGTTCACCCGACCTGTGGCGTGGCCCTCAAGCTGACCGGCATGTAATAGGAGAGGGGAGGGCATGGGTAACCATGCTCTCCCCGATTCTTCTTATGGATATCAATGGCATGAGCAAAGACGAACTCTACGAATACGCCAAGGCAAACTTTGGCGTGACGATTGACCGAAGAAAGAAGTTGCATGATTTGCAACATGAGGTCGAGGCTCTTGGAAAGCCGAGGATTCAGGTGCAAGATGTGCCTGTCGCTCCAACCAAGAAACTTCGAAACAAACGTACCGGCGTGATCTGGGACTGGAACCCTGTGTACGCTGACAACCCTGATTTAGAACCGTATTACGAAGGTTAAAACATGGCTACGGTAAAAGTGGTTGAGATCATTGACCGTGCGCAGATCATCCTTCAGGACACGACTGGCACTCGCTGGGCGAAGCAGGAACTTCTGAAGTTCTTCAATGACGCGCAACGCGAGGTTGTCCTTGTTCGCCCTGACGCGAAGACTGTAAACACGACTTTCAATTGCGCTGCTGGGTCGAAGCAAACGCTTCCCTCTGCTGCGCTTCGCTTGCTTGATGTTGTTCGAAATGTTAGCGGCAAGGCGATTCGCCAGATTGACCGGCGAATCATGGACGACCAGCTTCCGGATTGGCACAACACGCCGATCGTTGGCACGAATCTGATTGAGCATTACATCTATAACCCGCTCGATCCGAAGACGTTCTACCTTTACCCGAAGCCGACGAACGTGGCCGCTATCGAAATCGTTTATAGCTCCTCCCCTACGACGGTTACGTCAACCGGAGGCCCGAACGATCTTGCAGATATTGCGACGACCGTCATCGACATCGACGACATCTACGCAAACGCGATTCTCGACTACCTTTTGTATCGCGCTTACTCGAAAGATTCCGAGTACGCCGGGAATGTGGCCCGTGCGCAAGCGCATCTTCAGGCGTTCCAGAACTCGCTTGGCATCAAGACGCAGTCCGATTCGGCATCCACCCCGCGTCCGCGAATCCCTCCGGGGCAGGCGGCACAGGGCTGATATCAAATTCCCAAGCGGGAAATTTAAGGGCTGAAACGGGGTAAGGCAGAGTGAAATATACCGATCTAGCAAACAAAGTCCTGCTGGAAGTTCCGGGATGCCCTGTCTTTTCGATCGCGCAATGCCTTAAGGATGCGGCGATTGAGTTCTGCATCAAGACCGACATCTGGATTCAGCCAATTGAAGACGCGATTGTTCCGGCTGGCACGAACGAAATCGACCTGAGTCCTCCGGCTGGCGCTGAGATCAATCACGTTCTCGGCGTCTACCGGAATCGCGGGACGACCGCCTCGCCGAGCTACGAGAAGCTGTCTCCCGTAACGCCGGTAGACATCTTCATGGCGGCTGGCAGCGGCCCTGCTCGCGTGTACACGATGAACGACAGCGACACCATTACGGTGGCTCCGACGCCTTCCGTGAGCGAGACGCTGTATGTCCTGTACTCGCTCAAGCCGTCTCAGAGCAGCACCTCGATCCCCGATTACATCGCGAACGAGAACTCTGAGACGCTCATCAAGGGTGCGTTGTACCGGCTTCAGATTCAGCCCCAGAAGGTCTGGTCTGATCCGGATCGCGCTGGCATGAACAAGATTCTTTTCGACAAGGCGCTTGGGATTGCGATTCGCAAGTCTAAGCATGGCTATGCTGGCGGCGCGTTGTCGGTTGCACCTAGGGAGTTCGTATGAGCTATAGCGCAACCATCCCCCTCGTAGAGGGAGATACCCTTCCGGTTCTTTATCTGAACCTGAAGGACAGCAACTCCGCCGCTGTCGGCCAGATTCTTGACGAAAGCGACCCGAACACTTGGCAGGCAATTGACCTGACCGGCGCGACGGTTCGTCTAAAGATTCGCGAGGTCGGCTCAACAACCATTAAGACGACTATTACCGGCTCCGTAACGGACGCCGTTAATGGCCGCGTCGCGTTTCAGTGGAACTCTCAAGCTTTGGACGCCGCTGGCGTGTACGAGGCTGAGATTGAGATGCAGAATGGGTCAGGAATCCAGACGGTTTACGATCTCATCAAGTTGCGCGTTCGCTCTGACTTCTAATGATTCGTGTTGTCCTCGATATCCCAAAAGCTGCACCAGATGTGGAGTTCCAGAAACTCCGCACTGAGCCGCTTCATGTCTACGCGAGGGCGACTACTCAATACGTAAATCTTCGGGACTCCGCTGATTACGTAAATCTCAAGAACACGGTCACGTTCGTCAACGCTTATGCGTTGTCGAGCTACGTTCAGCTTGCGGCGGCCAATGTGTTCGCCGACCCGACCCCGCCAGATCGCTGGGTCAACGACACTATTCAAGTTCCCGCCGATCAGGCGTTCTTGATATTCGACAAGAACCTTGTCGATGCGGTTAATGCCCTTGATGCATCGACACTTGATTTTGGCCTAGGCATCGGCGACCTTTTTGGCGTATACGATTTCAGCCGATTCGACGCTGGCAAGCATATCTCGGATCAGACTGATGGGTTTTCCGAGCTTCTTGCGTTTGACACCTCCAAGGGGTTCTCTGATCTCTACTCGGCGATAGATGCTGTTTCCAAAGGCTTTGAAAAGTCTTTGGAAACGTCTAACGGCACTACAGACAGCGCAAGGATATCTTCAGGCAAGTCATTGTCTGATGAGTTCCCGCAGATTGACGAGATAATCCTAGACTTTGGATTATCACTCTCTGACTTGCAGTCAGTCGAAGAAGCCCACTCACTGGAAACTTCAAAGGGGGCTTCGGAAAATGTAGTATTCGGGGACGGGATTTCTTCTGTTTTCTCGACCCATAGGGCGGACGAGACGTCTGCCATTGATAACTTTTCATACCTCGCCTTTTTTGGCAGAACCGAAGATGACGTTGAGTATG